GCTCTGCCTAACGGATCACTGTCAGGCGTAGCATTTCATGGTGAAATAGAAACTATTTGGAACTAAGGGGATTAGTATGTCAGGGTTTTCTTCATATGATGATTTCATAAACGAAGCGACGGTCAACGGTAAAAAGTATCGTCAAGATTGGAACAAGAACTTTAACCCGACGACTGCTGCTGTTGCTGGTGAATGGCATTTCATGACCAGAGGTGCCGGGAATCCTGGGGCAGATGCTCTATTTAATACTGGAACAAACTTAACATTTCAGCCGGTGAGTGACACGACTACAAATGCTGCATCTATTCAGCATGGCGGTAACGTCAGCCCTGACTATAAATATCTAGTGAATGCATCAGCGTTTAGCGCAGCAGCTACGACAATGCCAAGTGTTGCGGTGCTAGTTGATCTAGTTGGTTTTTACCGGGTTACTTCACTGACTACGACTACCACTCAAGCGATGACTAACACACTCAGTGCATTCAGCACATTTACGGCTGACGCTGGCACTGACATTTGCACACACTCGAATATCAATTTATTCCCATACACTCGATGTCAATTAACTACGACTACGACTCTTCCTGGTGGGTTATCACTTGCGACTGACTATTATGTGATTAAGGTCACAGACACGACTATTAAATTTGCAACCAGTTATGCAAACGCTGTGGCTGGAACCGCTGTTAACATTACTGATGCTGGCACTGGAACACACACAATCAATACTCTGCTACCACGCTATACATCAGGCGCAGGTGTACAGGCTGTGATCTGGAATACGAACGCAACAGCCCTTGGTGCAGCGACTCCGACATTGCAATTAGATAACTATACGAATGCTGCACAAACATCTGGACGAGCGACACCAACATCGCCATCACTACCAGTGGGCAAGACAGCAGCGGCTAATACTCTAGTAGTTTACTCGGGCACTGGTGCCGGTAAGTACGGGCCATTTATGCCCTTGCAAGCTGGCGACACTGGAATCGCGCAAGTGAATAACTTCGATTTGTCTGTGTCTTATGTTTCAGGTGAAGTTTCAATCGGCCTTGTTCGCCCACTGATCACTATGCCTATGACTACTATTGGTGTGGCGAGTGAGCGTGAGTTTATGACCCAAGTCGCTGGCGGCATGTCTAGAATTTACGACGGTGCAGCACTTTACTGGCTAATTTATTCCGGCGCTAACACGCCTGCGAACAGTGCATTCTATGGTCACGCTGATTTTGTTTGGGGTTGATGATTGGCATTAATAGGTAACCACTCAGTACTGAATAAATCCCATGCGTTTTTTACGAATGGGACGGCTACTGCTGGTGCCTATGCTGCCAACACTAAATCTAATCGGACTGGTCCTAGTGTTCTGTCTGCACGTCGGATTAACTTAGCGCCACGGTCAAGTATTCCTGAGGGTTACAATTTAGGTGAGGCTTATCTAGGTCCGATCAAGTCGGGTGGCCTAGCGACGGGCTTAAGAATACTTGGTGAATCTAGTTTAACAGCTACGGCCATCACTGCAAGATTGTCGACTGCTAGTTTGTCAGGTGCAGCTAGTTTGTCAGCATCACTTGCTGTTCTAACACCAGGTGCTGCTACGCTAAATGGTGCCGCAACACTGACTGCGAATGTTGCGGCTGTATCAAGTTTGGCGTCAGCGTTAACTGGTGCTGCGACTCTGTCAGCGAACCTATCATCTATAGTTCCACTTGCTGCAAGTTTAAGTGGTGCTGCTACGATGTCGCCGAACCTAACTGGTGTTGGAAGACTTGAAGCTGTTATCGACGTAGGTGCAGGTGATGTTCTTAGCCCCAACAGTCTAGCTAATGCTGTTTGGGATACGGTAATTGCAGAACATCAAACGGCTGGGACTACTGGTAAGGCATTATCAGATGCAGGCGGTGCCGGTAATCCGTGGGCTGCTGATACATCTACGAATAATGACCCTGGTACGTTCGGGGCACTGGTACAGAAACTATTAAAATTCACTCAATTCTTAGGACTTAAATAGGTGAACAAAGTCACAGGCTGGCTTGAAAACCCAGTCAAGTTTGTACGCGACCAGTTTAATGTTGAGCCTGACGTGTGGCAGGCTGAGACATTGATGGCTATGCGTGCGGGCGCAGGCTGGAAACGCAGGATTGCTATGAAGGCCTGCACGGGTCCTGGCAAGTCAGCAATGCTTGCATGGATTGGTTGGTATCGTCTGTCATGCTTTGCTGTACCGAATGAGCATCCAAAAGGTGCAGCGATATCGGGCGAGGGCTGGGATAACTTACGAGATAATTTGTGGGCAGAACTAGCTAAATGGCAGACGCGGTCGCCGTATTTGATGCAGGCGTTTCAGTGGTCTAAGGAACAGATCTACGCGAAGGAACATCCTGAGACTTGGTTTTTATCTGCCAGGTCGTATGCAAAAGATGCTGATTCAGAATCAATTGGTCGGTCGCTGTCTGGGCTACACTCGAAGTTTCCATTTATATTACTAGATGAGACGGGCGATATGCCCTTGGCTGTTGGTCAAAAGGCTGAGCAGATATTCACGGGTGTTGTTGAGGATGGGCTGATAGCTGCGGCTGGTAACCCGACATCGACGACTGGTTTACTGTATGAAGTCTGCACTAAACTACGTGAATCATGGCAGGTGATTACGATCACGGCAGATCCAGATGATCCACGTAGAACACCTCGAGTTGATATTGAGCACGCACGTGACCAGATAAAAAAGTATGGGCGAGATAATCCATGGGTTATGGCGACAATCTTAGGTGAGTTTCCAGCTTCGGGATTTAATAGTTTGTTATCTGTTGGTGAAGTCGAGGCTGCGATGAATCGTCGTGTTGATGATGTGGCAGTTCGGTTTGCACAGAAACGTCTTGGTGTGGACTGCGCACGGTTTGGTGACGATAGAACTGTGATATTCCCACGGCAGGGATTACTGAGTCATAAGCCAGTTGTTATGCGTAACGCTAGGTCGAACGAAATAGCAGCGCGTGTGATCATGGCTAAGAATAAATGGGGATCAGAGTTAGAGTTTATCGACGACACTGGCGGGTATGGGTCAGGTGTAGTCGACAGTATGATCCAAGCCGGTGAAGCGCCGATGCCTATTAATTTTGCAGGTAAGGCGATTGATTCTAAATATCAGAATCGTCGGGCTGAGATGTGGTTTCGAATGTCTGAATGGGTTAAGCGTGGTGGCAGTTTGCCTCAGGTGCCAGAACTTGTTCGCGAACTGACAGCGCCGTCGTACACATTTATTAACGGAAAGTTCTCGCTCGAAAAAAAAGAACAGATCAAAGATCGCCTAGGGTTTAGTCCAGATTTAGCGGACGCTTTGGTTTTGACGTTTGCACTTGACGAGATGCCGGGCACGTCGGAACTTGATCATGTTAGACAAAAGTATGAGCCAAGAAATAAGGTCAAGCATGAGTGGGACCCGATAACATGAAGGTCGAAATTAAACGAGCTACTGCTGACGATGTTGAATGGCTGCTTGGCCAACTACTTGAGTTCTCGAAATTCTACGGGACGAAACTAAGCTTATTTGGATCTGAGGATGTTGCGCGCGCAGGTGTTATTAACTTGGTGGATAACCATGTGTGTTTTCTGGCATGGCGCGGCGATGATAGATTAGGACTGATCGCAGGTTATGAAGTCGATCATCCGTACAATCCAGAGATAAGGTTGTTGACAGAGTCGTTTTGGTGGGTTGATCCCAAACACCGTATGTCCAGGGCAGGCCTCATGTTACTCGACAAGTTCACCGAATACGGCGAGGATAACTGTGACTGGGTCACTTTTGCGCTTGAACATCACAGCCCAGTTAAGGACGATTGCTTGCTAAGGCGCGGGTATCGTTTAAATGAACGATCATATCTAAAAGAGGTAGAGTAATGGCAGCAGCAACAACGATTGCACTTATTGGTGCGGGTATCGCAGCGGCAGGAACAGTTAGCCAAGTAGAGGCCTCACGTACCCAGCGTAAAGAGGCAAAGCGTGAGATGAATCGTCAGGTGCAGGCATCACGTCAGGCCGAAGCTAATCAGGTTGAAAAAGAAAAAGTCATGGACGAACAAACACGTCAGCGCCAAGCAAGACAAAAACAACGGGCTGCATTTGCGGCACGACAAGGTCGTGATTCTACAATCCTTGGTGGCGGCACTGATGTTGGAAACGCAGGCAATCAGGCTCAGGCCGGTGCCGGTAAAACTTTACTAGGGGTTTAATGTGGCAAAAACGCCAGAGGTTATGTCTGATCGTAACAGTTATAATTTACGACAGAAATTAGAATTACTTCGCAGTCAGCTTGAAAACGAACGAGTTACTTTTCTACCACAGTGGCGAGACTTAGCTGATTTTATATTGCCTCGCAGATCACGGTTTTTTGTTACTGATACAAATAAGGGCGACAGACGAAACCTAAAAATCCTAGACAGTACAGCGACGATGGCTGCACGAACTATGCGTGCAGGGATGATGTCTGGTGTGACTAGCCCGGCCCGTCCTTGGTTTAAACTGAGCCTTGCAGATCCAGAGTTAGCAGAACAGAGTGATGTTAAACGCTGGCTTGATTATGTGTCGAACCGAATGGGCACATCATTCTTGCGGTCGAATCTGTATAACGTCCTGCCAACTGTTTATGGTGATTTAGGAAATTTCGGAACTGGCTGCATGTTAATCGAGGAGGATTTCGACGGCGATATTATGCGCTGTTATCCGTTCCCGATTGGCAGCTATATGATTTCGCAGAACGAGAAACTTAAAGTTGATACGTTCTACCGTGAATTTAGAATGACAGTACGGCAAGTGGTGGCCAAGTTTGGAATGATGCCTGACGGTAAGATTGACTGGTCTAAGTTTAGTCAGCACGTGAAGAACATGTACGACCAGAATTTACTTGAGGCATGGGTCGATGTTGCCCACTGTATTATGCCGAATGCTGATTACGATGCCAGAAAACCTTTAAGTAAATTTAAAAAGTTTATTTCTATTTATTACGAACGCGGGCAATTAGGGTCTGGAACAGTTTATCTGACAGACATCGACAATAACGTGTACCTGTCGATTAAAGGTTACGACTATTTCCCGGTATTAGCACCTCGGTGGGAAGTCACGGGCGAGGATGTTTACGGTACAGACTGCCCTGGAATGGTAGCACTCGGTGACGTTAAGCAATTGCAGACTGGCGAAAAACGGGCACTGCAAGCTATCGAAAAGATGATTAATCCACCAATGACTGGGCCAACTAGCCTGCGTAATTCTAAGGCATCTATTCTGCCGGGCGATATTACGTATGTTGATAACCGTGATGGTCAGTCAGGGTTTAGGGCGGCGCATGAAATCAATTTTAATTTGCAGGCATTAGAGGTTAAGCAGGAACAGGTTCGTTCTCGTATTCAGCGTGCGTTTTTTGAGGACTTATTCTTGATGCTAGCGCAGTCAGATCGTCGTCAGATTACGGCGCGTGAGATTGAAGAACGGCATGAGGAAAAGCTTTTGGCGCTTGGGCCAGTGCTAGAACAGTTAAACCAAGACTTATTAGATCCATTGATTGATATCGCGTTTGATTTCCATGTCCGGCAAGGACTAATCCCACCACCGCCGGAAGCGTTGCAAGGTATGGAACTAAAGGTCGAATACATATCTATTATGGCCCAGGCGCAAAAGCTTGTTGGTATTGGGGCCGTCGAACGGTTTGCTGGATTCGTCGGACAGATGGCGCAGTTTAACCCTGACGTTATGGATAAGCTTGATATGGATCAGGCGATTGACGTTTATGGCGACATCACATCTGTTCCTGTTTCTATTATCAGGACTGACGAGGCTGTTGCTGAGATACGCGCAACGCGGGCGCAGGCGGCACAGCAGCAAAAGCAAATGGAAATGATGAGCCAAGGGGCATCTGCTGCCAGAGATTTATCGCAAGCTAAATTAACAGATGACTCAGCGTTATCGGCGTTGTTAAGTGGTCCTGAAGCGGGGGCTATTGTTTAATGGGTAAGGCAATTGTTACGAATGCAGCCGATCAACAGCAGGTCGGAAACGCTAAAGAAAAAGAACTACGCGGGCGAGACCGCGAACTTAACGATTTACTTTCTGTTATGAACACCCGCGAGGGCCGCAGATACGTGTGGCGTTTACTCGCACACTGCAAAGTATTCGGATCTGTGTGGCACGGGTCCGCACTGATTCACTACAATTCAGGTATGCAGGATGTTGGCCATTATATTCTTGCCGACATTAATGACCTGAATCCAGACTTATTAGTTTTGATGATTAAAGAGAACAAGGGGGACTAGATGTCAGAGGCTACTACAGCTGCCGCAGATACAACGAACGCAGCTGAAACCGTAGAACAAACCACACAGTCAGCAGCAGATACTTTGTATCCTGAAACAAAGACCGAACAGGTTGATGCTAAGGCGACAGAAACACCTGCTGAAAAAGTAGAGGCCAAAACTACAGAAACCGAAGCTACGGAAAAAGCTGAGTCAGCTGAAAAAGCGCCAGATAAGTACGAGTTCGAGGTTGATGAGGACAGTTTAATTACAGACGCGCATCTCGACCAGATAGCCAAATATGCCAAAGAGCATAAGCTATCTCAAGAGGCTGCACAGAAAGTAGTTGATCTACAGGCCGAGACTTTAAAGACACAGCGTCAGTCATTACAGGAAGAGTACAAGCGTACTACCGAGACATGGCTTGGTGCTGCTAAGGCAGACAAGGAAATTGGTGGCGATGCGTTTAATCGTAACGTCGAGATTTCCCGTCGCGTAGTTGATCGGTTTGCATCACCTGAATTTAAGAAAGCCTTGAACGAGACTGGGTTTGGAAACCACCCAGAATTGTTAAGAACATTCGTCAGAATTGGTCAGGCTATGGCAGAGGACACGCTTGTTGTACAGGGCGCTACCTCGTCAAAAACCAGATCTATGGAAGACGTTTTTTATGGTTCCAAAAACTAACTTTTAACCAAGAGGTATTATAATGGCTACTTTAGGAGCAAACGTATTAACGCTTGCTGATTGGGCAAAGCGAATTGACCCAGACGGCAAGACACCGGCAATTGTTGAATTGCTAGCGCAAACAAACGAACTACTGCAAGACATGTTGTGGAAGGAAGGAAACTTACCAACTGGTGAGCGTACAACTGTTCGCACAGGATTGCCTGCTGTTTACTGGCGTTTGATTAACCAAGGCGTAAGCCCCAGTAAATCAACTACCGCTCAAGTAGACGAAAACTGCGGTATGTTGGAAGCTTACAGCGAAGTCGATAAAGACCTTGCTGAGCTAAACGGCAACACCTCATCATTTCGTTTGTCTGAAGCTCAGGCGTTCATTGAATCTATGAACCAAGAAATGGCTTCAACATTTTTCTACGGAAACAGCGGTCTAGCCCCTGAAGAGTTTAACGGCCTATCAGTACGTTATTCATCTTTGAGTGCGACTAACGGTCAGAACATCGTTTCTGGATCTGGCGCTGGATCTGATAACTCTTCAATCTACCTAGTAGTTTGGGGTGGTTCTACAATCCACGGGATTTTTCCTAAGGGTTCAAAAGCTGGTTTGCAGCATGAAGATCTTGGCCTTGTCACTGTTGAAACAACAGCTGGCGTTGCTGGATCACGTATGCGCGCATACCAAGATCACTGGCAATGGAAGTGCGGCGTAGCCCTAAAAGACTGGCGCTATGTTGTTCGTATTCCAAACATTGATATTTCTAACCTTGTTGCTAAATCATCTGCTGCTGACCTAGTAGAATTGATGATCAAAGCAGTTCACAGGATTCCAAATATCAATATGGGTAAGGCTTGTTTTTACATGAATCGTACTGTGTTTCAGATGCTCGACATCCAACGTCGTGACGATGTTATCACTGGTGGCGGCCTAATGTATGACGTAGTCGACGGTAAACGAATTGCAAACTTCCGTGGTATTCCAGTACGGATCTGTGATGCGTTGACTGAAACTGAAGCAGCAGTATCTTAATTAAGGGGGATTAAAATGATTTTAGATGCACAATTACTATTTAGCGATGCGCAAGCATTGACGGCCACGGCAGTCTCTACAAACGTAGTAGATTTCAGCGCGGACCGTGATCCAGGTGTCGGCGAAGAAATGGCAGTCGTAATTCAGTTAGACGTTGCGGCAGATGCTGGTAACTCTGACGAAACATACGTTGCAGCAATCCAGACTGATGATAACGAATCATTCAGTTCTGCGGCTACTGTAGCGTCAATCACGATCACTCGTGGTGATGCTGCTGGTACTCGCTATGTTTCTTTGTTGCCAAAAAGCACACTAGTTGAGCGATATATTCGTATCAGCTATACGCTTGGTGGTACTACGCCTACAGCTACTGTCACCGCATTTTTGGTGCCAGCAAAGTTCGTAGACGCATACCGAGCATACGCTGACGGTTACACTATTAGCTAAATTACTTTTGAGGGGTGGGCGACTGCCCCTCAAACTAACTTAAGGGAGTTTTATGAAGGTTCGAGCTACAGCCCTGGGGCACATTTACAATGTTCGAAAACGCGAAGGCGATGTTTTTGAATTGGTTCCAGTAAAAGGCTTTGTTAAGCGTGGCGACATACTTGAGAAAAAAGAAATTACCATCACGCCAGAGATGCAGTTTTCTGCAAAATGGATGGAAAAAGTTGGCAGCAAGCAAGCTGTCGTAGATGATGATTCAGACTCGGCACCAGTTGTTAAGCGTCGTAAAAAGCAAGACGTAGAACCGGAGCCACAGTATTCTGATGACGATGTGATTTAAAAGGGGGAAATTAATTATGAAAAAGAAACCAGTAAAAAAACCTGCTGACAAAAAACCAGCTGGCAAGAAAAAAGGCTACTAAAATGAAATCATTTATTTTTTTAAGTGCTGTCCTTCTCAGTCAGTTTGCTAATGCGCAGACTGTAACTGACTACGAATATGTCGCTGCATCTCAGACGACTCAGGTAATAGGTCCAGTTGGTGGTGTAGGCGACATACTTGAAAGAGTAATAATTGTTCCTGCTACGACAGCGGCGGGGACGGTATCTATTAAAGATGGTGCAGATAGTGCGCAGAACATTTTTGTTACGGGCACATTATCTAACCTAACGCCGATTATCGTTAACCTAGGCGCACGATCAAGAACTGGCGCATGGCAGATTACGACTGGCGCAAACGTAAGCGTAATTGCAGTAGGACGATTTAAGTAATGGCAACAACGACAGAGATTTGTAATCTTGCATTATCGCATCTTGGGAACGGCAAAGAGATTTCCAATTTAGAAACAGATGCAAGTGATGAGGGCTCTGTCTGTCGTAGATTTTATGAGACTGCCAAGGACGCAACACTAAGAGATTTCAATTGGCCATTTACGACTAAGTTTCGCGAAATGGCTTTAATTGAAGAGGACCCCACATCAGAGTGGGGTTTTTCATATAGGTATCCGACTGACTGCCTAAAGATTCGTAGAATATTATCTGGCATTAGAAACGATACAAACGACAGTCGGGCTAAATATAAAATCGGACGAGATGACGCCGGACTACTTGTTTATACGGATATCGAAAGTGCCGAGATTGAATATACGATTCGGCTAGACGATCCAAGCCAGTACCCACCAGATTTTATTTTGGCGTTATCCTTTAGGCTGGCGTTTTATATTGCCCCAAGGGTTACTGCGGGTGACCCATTTAATTTGCAGCAAAAGATGATGCAGATGTATCAAATGGAAATTTCTAACGCGGCTAAGACTAGCGTTAACGAAGAACAACCAGATGTAGAACCTGACTCTGAATTTCAACGATCAAGGACGTAATCATGGATTATCCAATGAAGAGTATGAAAGTGCAGCGCGAAGAAAAACCTATGTCCACAGATGCTGGACTAATGAGTTCTGGTCCTGAATATCCTTACGGACTTCGAATCACACTTGCGCATGAGATTCTAAAAAAAATGGATCTGACAAAACTGCCTGAGGTTGGTAGCCGAATGGGGCTGCACGCGATAGTTGAGGTCGTAGGCGTAAACGCTGATCGAGCTATGAACGGTGGCAAGGAAACTCGTGTTGAACTACAGATTACTGATATGTGTTTGAAAACTGAAGCTGATGATTCTATGGCTAAAGTTAAAGAATCAAACGACGAGGAATACGACGAGGACGAGACCATACTTGGTAAGGGATAGTGAATGGCCACACTTGTTCAAAGATCGTTTTCTGGTGGTGAACTTGCGCCATCATTATATGCGCGAGTAGATACAGCAAAGTACGCAGCTGGTTTACGCACGTGCAGAAACATGCTGATCATGCGTCACGGTGGAGCGCAAAATAGACCAGGCTCTACGTTTGTTTGCGAATCTAAAGATTCAACAAAATCAGTAAGACTAATCCCATTTGTATTTAATAATGACCAAACGTACACGCTTGAGTTTGGTGACCAGTATATGCGGGTCATAAAAAATGGCATCCAGCAAAAACTTGCATCGCAAAACATCACAGGCATTACGGCAGCAAACCCTGCGGCACTGACTTATTCGGGTGCAGACACTTACTCAAATGGCGATGAGGTGTACATATCTGGCGTTCTAGGGATGACCCAGGTTAATAACCGATGGTTTAAGGTAGCCGACCTAAATGCTGGCGCGAACACGTTTGAGCTTCAAACAATGGACGGCGTTGATTTAGATGCGTCTGGTTACACAGCATACTCATCAGGCGGCACTGTTTCTGAGGTTTACGAATTAGCTACTCCATATTTAGAGGCAGACTTATTTGATTTACAATTTGTTCAATCTGCTGATGTTATTACTATTGTTCATCCTGATTATGCGCCTCGTGAGTTAGCGCGTTCTGGTGATACGTCTTGGACATTATCTGTAATTACATTTGACCCCGACATTGCAGCACCTACTGGATGTACGGATTCTTATGGCGGTGCCGCTGGTTCAATCGATGTTCATTATGTTATTACGGCAATTGATGGTGACACTGGTGAAGAGAGTTTACCGGGCACAGGCCTGACGGGTGTTATAACTGGGATAACTAATGCTAGCCCTGGAGTGATTACGTCGACGGCGCACGGGCTATCGACAAATGACATCGTTAAACTTACCGACATCGGTGGAATGACTGAGCTTAACGGGAACACTTATAGGGTTTTAGGTATTGGCGCTAACACGTTTTCTTTAACAAACCTACAAGGTGGCAGTGTTAACACTACTGCATTTGGAGCTTACACATCTGGCGGCGTTTTTACGCAGGTTGGAACATCACGAACAGGAACGGCTGCACTCAGCACTTCGAATGTTCTGACACTTACATGGACTGAAGTTGTTGGCGCTCAAAGCTACGTAATCTATAAACAACAGCCTGTTGGGACATCCAACCTAAATGGTGTTTACGGTTACATTGGCATTTCTAACACGCCTTATTTTTCAGATATTGGAACGTCACCAGACTACAACGATAACCCGCCATCAGAATCTACGGTATTTGAAGCGGTTGGCGACTACCCTTCGGCAGTAACTTACGTGCAGCAGCGGCGAGCGTTTGCAAATACAGACAATGATCCTGAGCGTGTTTGGTTATCTCGAATTGGAAATTTTAAAAACTTTATCAAACGATCACCGATACAGGATGACGATCCTTTAAATTTTGTACTTGCTGGTCGTCAGGTTAATTCAGTTAGACACATGATCGATATTGGTAAGCTAATTATATTTACCAGTGGTGGTGAATGGGTAGCTCAAGGTGATGCTGCTGGCATTATTACGCCGACCGATGTGAATCCTGTGCAGTATGGTTACAACGGTTCAAGTAACTTATCGCCGTTAGTTATTGGTGGTAACGCATTATTTGTTCAAGCGCGTGGTTCTATTATTCGGGATTTAGCTTTTGACGATACGGCTCAGGCTTATCGCGGTCAGGATCTAACAATATTTAGTGCCCATTTGTTTGATGAGTTTACGTTAAACGACTGGTGCTACCAGCAAATCCCACATTCTGTTGTATGGGCTGTAAGGTCTGATGGCATCTTGCTTGGACTTACGTATGTGCGCGAGCATGAAATGTGGGCTTGGCATAAACATGATTTTACTGACGGGTTTGTTGAATCAGTTTGTTCTGTTCCTGAAGGAAACGAGGACACGCTGTATTTAGTTATTCGTAGAACGATTGACGGCAGGACTACCCGGTACATCGAAAAATTCAATACTCGCCAAGTTTCTGAAGCTTTGATTAAAGACGCCATTTTTATGGATTCGGCGTTAACCTACGACGGCAGACATACTGGATCTACGACCATGACATTGTCTGGTGGTACGACCTGGGCTTTTGACGAACTGCTGACCCTGACAGCATCAGCCGGAACTTTTACAAGTTTGTATGTTGGAAATGAAATCCATTTAACGGGGTCTGATGGCACCATCATTAGGTTTACGATTGATGGCTATACATCGGCCACGGTAGTTACAGGACGACCGCATAAGACCGTTCCTGTGAGCATGAGGTCTACAGCTATATCGACATGGGCTTACGCCGTCGATGAGGTTACAGGGCTATGGCATCTTGAGGGTAAAGCAGTTTCTGTGTTTGCTGATGGGTTTGTAACTGCGAATCCTAATAATGATTCATACGACCAGCTAACGGTAACTAACGGAACAGTCAGCTTAGATAAGCACTATTCGGTCATTCACGTTGGTCTACCTTTTATCTCTGATATCGAGACGCTTGACATAGACACGCCGCAAGGTGAAACCCTGGCCGACAAAAAGAAACTCGTAAATAGGGTCTCGATTTTTGTCGAGGATTCACGCGGCATCTGGGCAGGGGCCAAGGCACCGACCGATGATGACGTAGATCCATTAGAGGGTTTGTACGAATTAAAAATTAGAAACGACGAGAATTATGATGCGCCTGTAAGCTTGCGCACAGGTGTGGTCGACATTAACATCAAGGCTGAATGGAACAGTAATGGACGAGTATTTATTCGCCAGATTGATCCAGTGCCACTGGCTGTTTTGGCAGTAGCACCAGCAGGATTGTTTCCTTTCAGGGGATAAGGTGAGGTTGGGACATGGCGGCAACAGCGGCAATGGCAGTAATGGCGATGAGTTCGATTGGTAATGCGGTCGCACAATCATCGGCAGCCAAGACACAAGGTGAGTTCGCAAGACAGCAAGCGGACGAAAACGCAAGGCTTGCAGAACTTCAAGCAAAAGAAACTGAAGAGGCTGGAGAAAAAGAAGCAAGCCAACAACGAGCCAAAGTCAGAGCCTTAGTCGGCCAACAAAAAGCATCGTTTGCAGCGCAAGGTATCGACATCGGATCTGGAACTGCCGCTGATGTGTTTGGCGAAACCGAAGAGTTTGGCGAACAAGACGCCGCGACAATCCGTAAGAATGCCTACAGACAAGCGTTTGGATATCGTCAGCAAGGCGCAAATATTAAAAACCAAGGTCAGTTTGACTACATGGCTGGACGAGCAGAGGCAAAGAACACACTGCTGACTGGTGGGATCAGTGCTGTCGGATACGGCATTCAGGGAGCTGGTGCTTTTGATAAATACTGGTCTGGAAAAACTGACCCATCGGGAAAGAATAAATAATGCCATCAGTACCTAGGTATCAACCAAACCAAGTCCAAGAACAGCTAACGCCACGGGTGCAGTCAAATGTCCAGGTAACACGCGCTGCCTTGGGTGGCGGTGATTCTGTTGCGAATACGTTCTCTGCTGCTGGTAAGCTTGGCGGTCAGGCCGCTGAAATTTATACGGACGCGAAAAAACGAGTTAGCGACGCGAGTTTTTTGGAAGCTGATTCGAAGCTATCTAAACTTCAGATCGACACGATGGTTGGCATTAAAGGTCTTAAGGGCAAAAATGCAATTCAGTCTGACGAGTTTATTAAAAAGCAGTGGGATGAAAACGCTCAAAAAATTCTTGGCGAATATCAAGACGAGGAAACCAAGGCCAGAATTAATCAGGCTATTCGATCCCGATATGACGACATCTACCGTGATTCAGAATTTTACGTAGCTGGCGAACTTCAGAAATACGAAGAAAACACGCATAAGGCTTACGTTGATGGCGCACGACAAGAGGCTATATTTAATTACAAAGATCCTGAAAAAATTAAATTCAATTTAGAAAAACAAGAAACAGTAATTAGGATGATGGCCGAAAAACAAGGCTGGTCACCTGAGCAGACGAAAGTCGAAATGGATAAGGCTGTTTCTGATACCCATTTAAAAATCGTACAGCGCAGATTAAACGATGGCGACGATCAAGACGCGCTTAAATATTTTGAATCTGTCAAAACTCAACTGTCTGGCGAGGATCAAAGCACAGCTGCAAAACTTTTGGATGATGCCACCTTACGCGGTGAATCTCAGCGCACGTCTGATTCTATTGTTAAAAAATCTACCGACATGGTCGAGGCTTTAGAGTCAGCCAAAAATATATCTGATCCTAAACTTCGAGATGAAACTGTCACCAGAGTTCGTCAGTATTACGCTGACAAAAAAGCTGCCGACAATCAGTCAACATCTGAGCTACATAAACGGGCCACAGATTTTATTGATAAGACGCCAGACATTGATGCTTATATGACTCAGAATCCTGCTGACTGGGCGAGGTTTAGTTTGTCTGAGCGTAGCCAGTTAAAGCAGTACGCTGCCAAGGCGAGGTCTGGTGGGGACAACGAAACAAATTTCGAAGTCTATTATGATTTAAGAAATATGGCTTCGGGCAATGCCGAACAGAGGGCTCAGTTTGCACAGATAAATCTGGCAGACCCAAAGCTTTTAAATAACCTTGGTAAAGCTGACCGTGAGCGTCTGGTGACTTTGCAAACTCAAATGCGACAAGGCAAGGGCCAAAAGGCATTAGACGGCTACCGGACGGCAAACGCCATCGTTAACGATGAGCTAAAGGCTGCCGGTATAAATCCAAATGCTAAAAAAGGATCTAAGGACGCCGAACGAGTCGCGATGTTTCGCGCACGCGTGGACGAGGAAATCAACAAGATCCAAGACGATACCGGCAAGAAAGTTACAAACGAGCAGCTACAGGGAATCGTCACAAATTTACTGACACCGGCTGTTGTTGAAAAAGGATTCTTTTTTGACACTAAGAAATCTGTGTTTGAAATTGAACCTGGTGAAGAGGCTGTGTTTAAATACGACGATATTCCAAAAGCAAAACGTATTGAGATTGAATCCTTGATGCGTAAGGTTGGCGAAACAATAACTGAAGAGTCAGTAGTCCAATACTGGATCGATCAAGCAGGAATGAACAAAAGTGGCAGGTAGTTACGACGACTTAGTAAAAAGAGCGAACGGCCAACCTACGGACACCGTTGACCCGGTGTTGCAAGGTCGGAATGAACAAATGTCGAAAAGTCTGCAAGCAAACATGTATGCAGCCAGAGACAAGGAACCGGGCCGTGTTATTGAGGCGTTGCAAATATCTGAGCGCCAAAAAATACCGGCAGCATTTGTAGAAAAAAATCTCGACGCTGTTAAAAAACAATCTGCTAGCCGTAAGTATGACTACGCTGATTTAGTTAATCGGTCGCGTGGCACTGCTAAGTTTTTGCAAGACCCAATGAACGCAGCTGCCGCCAAGGATGACGTTGAATCTTTGCGTGGCGTTGAGGCTGATGTTGCTAGATTTAAACCGTACAAGTCTGAAGAGATTACGATCCATAAGGAATACGGACGGGCTGCCAAGGGTGGCCTTAAACAATTAGAGGCGTCTGCATATTTACTTGGCGCTGCTTATGGAAAAATAAACCCAGATGTTGCTGCCGAAGCTGTCAGCGAATCATTCAGAAAACAGCAGGAAATAAAAGACCAAGCGCCGTCATACGTAAAAGAGTTTAATCAACTTGTCGAAAAAAACTCAGGCGACGTTAACAAAGCTTGGGGTGAGTTCACATCTAGTTTTGATGAATATAAAAAAGGAAACATCCTAAACGCACTGAAACAGTTTGCTGTCGGCGGTGGCAAAACTGTCGGCGAAACATTCGACATGCTTGGCGAGTTAATCACTGAGCCTCGGGCAATTGGCTACATGACAGTTGAGTCACTGGCTAATTCATTTCCAAGTTTACTGGCTGGTGGTGCGGCAGGTGCTGCTGGTTTCGCGTCACCCATTCCCGGTGGTGCTGCCATCGGTTTAATGGGCGGCACGTTTGCCGGATCTGTTGGTGTTGAAATTGGGTCGACCATTCAAGAGGAACTAGCGTCTAGAAATATTGACGTTAATGATCCTGCTGCCGTGGCATCTGTTTTAAAAAATCCTGACATCATGGCAAACATTAAATCGCGGGCTGAGCGTAAAGGTATTACGACGGCAGCGGTTGACTCTTTGTTTACATTATTCGCGGGTCAGATCGCGGGCAAAGCTGGTAAAGGTGTTGTTAAAAAAGCAGCCGCTGGTGTTGCTGATGTAGCTGTGCAAGCGACTGGTGAGGCAACGTCAGAACTTGCGGGTCAGATCGCCAAGGAACAATCTTTAAAGGTCGATTACGCTGGGGCTATCGTCGAGGGTCTGACCTCAATCGGTCACGCTGTTGGTGAAACTGGTCTAGGTGTAACTAAAAATGTTGCGGCAGGTGTACGAGAAAAATATTCTAAACGTACAGAAAAAGCAGCAGAACAGGTCGTCGAAGAAACTGTAAAGTCTATCAAGACGATTAAGGATCTAGAGGCGATTGATAACGCCAGATTAAAAATTCGTGAATCTAAAAATATCAAAGATGTGCCGAGTAAAGTTAAAGAACTTGTTGATACTGTTACTGGTGGCGACGAGGGTGCCGCCGCGTATTTCCAGATCGATGATTTTAATAACTACTGGAACCGCAAAGGTAAGTCACCAGTCGAAGCCGCAGCCGAGTTAATGGGCGATGGCGGTAAGGCGTATCAAGAGGCCGTGGCATCTGGCCAGCTTATGGAAATGTCTGTCGGTCAGTTGATCGCACAGACGGCCACAAATAAAGACATGGACGATTTGATCACGATCACACGCGTGGGCGTAGACGGCATGACGTTAGCCGAGGCCCGCGAATCGTTTAAGAATTTACCTGGTGTTATGGAAAGTCTTGCGAGTGAAGCCATGGGCGACCAGGGCGTTAGCGACGCAGGCATCCAGGTAGATCAAGAGGCCGAGGCCCGTTCAATAGGTAAAGACGTTGAACAGCAGTTAATGGCCAGCGGGTTAAAGCAAAACGAAGCCCGCACATATTCTAAAATTTATGAGTCAGCGTTTAACGCGATTGCAGAACGGTCTGGTAAATCAGCACGTGAATTATACGATCAGTATAATTTAAAAATCCGTGGCCCTGAGCAGGTAACTAAGTTAGAGGCTGGGCAATCGGTGCTGCCAGAAGGTGACACCGAATTTAATCAGCTAACTCAGCCCGATAAATTAATAGAAAATAAAAACAGACTTGAGGCCGAGGGTTTTCAGTTTAACGTCGCAGAGGACCCATACTTTGACGATAATGGCGAAGAGATAACAGGACCATCCTTAGGCGAAGAGGGTTCGACGTTTAGTGTTTATGCTCAAGATTCGTCAGGCAACGACATAGGTCAGGCTCGTTTTAAAATTGAAGGTGGCGAACTTATCCCTGATGATGGTAATGGTGCATACGAGGCTGTAACCGTTGATGCGTCTTATCGTAGAAAAGGTATTGCCACTGAATTATACCGACAAGCTGCGGAAGCGACAGGGCTGCCAGTTTCTAATAAGGGTGGACAGACAGATTCTGGCAAAGCATTTCGTCAAGCGATCCGCGACGAACAAGTATTTTTTCAAAAACCAGAACAGGTCGGCCCCGTCGTTTCAGACCTAGGTTTCTATTCTAAAATTGAAAAACAAGTAATCGATAAAATCCAAGGCAAGTCTGCCGAAGCCGGACAGATTCAGGCTTTACTACGTGACGTTAAACCCGAAGAGGTTAAGTGGTCTGGCATCGAAGAGTTTTTAAAAGGTAAGACGAAAGTCGACAAACAGGAACTGCTCGATTTTATTCGGGCGAACACTGTTGAGGTCGTTGAGGTTGTTAAGGGTGGCGGTGATTTTACCGTAGGCCCAACCAATGATGGTCAATTTGGAGTTTACGATAAAAATGATAATTTAGTAGAGGGTGGCTTTGATGATGAAGACACAGCTAGAAATTATCTAGAGGAAGAATTTCCAAAGTCAGCCGAGGACAATACAAAATTCTCTCAGTACGTCCTACCTGGCGGCGAAAACTATCGTGAAGTTTTATTGACGATGCCGCATAGATATAAAGAAAATGAGATATCTAGACCGGGGCAGGACTATAAATCATCCCATTTCGACGAGGCCAACATCCTGGCGCACGTGCGTCTGAATGACCGAACTGATGCTGATGGCAAAAAGGTTTTGTTTGTCGAAGAGATTCAATCTGACTGGCATCAGGCTGGTAGAAAAAAAGGTTACAAGGGTGATATACCAGACGCTAAGGCAGAGATAGCCCGTCTTGAATCAGAAATGAAGGCGCTAGCCGATCAGTATAAGCCTATGCCTGTTGGCACCCCCGGACGAAAAGAACTGACACAGAAATATATCGAACTTCAAAATCAAAAATCCAAACTAGAAAACGCAGATTATAAGGCTGATTCAAGCGTCCCCGATGCCCCATTCAAAAAAACATGGCACGAGTTTGCACTTAAACGAATTTTACGTATGGCTGCCGAAGGTGGTTACGAGCGTGTCGCTTGGACTACTGGTGAGCAGCAGGCTGAGCGGTATGATTTAAGTAAGCAGATCGATAACGTCACCCTTACTTTGTCTGGCGACACAGAGGTCCTTAGGGCGTTTGATTCAAGCGGTGACGAGGTCATGAGCAGATCTGAGCCTGTAGGATTTGACTGGTCTGACTATATTGGCAAAGAGGCCGCAGAAAAATTATCGAACCAGACCTGGGGTAAAAAAGATAAAAAAGGATTGCAAAGAAAAGTTCTTGCAAACGCTGACCTCAAAGTCGGCGGCGAAGGCATGAAAGGTTTCTACGATAACATCCTCGTAAAATCTGCTGACAAGTTGATTAAGAAATTTGGTGGCAAGGTTGGTGAGGCAAGACTTGCTGAGAGTTCTGACCTAATTGATGAGTCAAAACCAGAGGCTGCAAAATACGCTACTGGCGAAAAACCAGTCCACTCTCTCGACATCACCCCTGCACTAAAAGACGCAGCCTTATCAACTGGCTTTGAGCTATTCCAAGAGGGTGCAAAAGGTAAAATCCGTTTCGGTTCTGACCGTCAATTTAACATCGATCTTTTAGAAAAAGCTGACCCGTCTACATTCTTGCATGAGACAGGACATTTTTTTCTGGAAGTCCTTGGCGACATGGCAGCGATGCCGGACGCGAACGATCAGGTTAAGGCTGATTTTAAATCTGTACTTGATTGGTTTGGTGTTGAATCACGCGACCAGATCAAAACTGAGCAGCACGAGATGTTTGCGCGTGGGTTTGAAGCTTACCTTATGGAAGGTAAAGCACCATCGACAGCTTTGAAAAAAGCGTTCCGTAGATTTAAGCAGTGGTTAATTACTGTGTACCGGCAGATGCGAAACCTTAACGTAAATCTTACGCCTGAGGTCCGCGACGTATTTAATCGAATGCTTGCGACTGAGGCTGAGATAGCTGAGGCCACAGACAGTTACAATTTTGAGCCAATGTTTTCAGATCCAAGTGCGTTTGGGTTTACTGGCAAAAAAGCAGAAAAGTATTTGATGGCAGTCGATGAGGCTAAGATGGCTGCCGAGGAACAGATGCTTGCCAAAGTTATGGACGGCTATGCACGCAAGAAACGTGTTGAATATAAAACCCGTCGTAAAGATGTATTGGCCGAAGTCGAAACGCAAGTCGACCAGATGCCTCAGTACAAAGTCTTAGCGTTACTGCAACGTGGAACTAAGCCTGACGGGTCACCACTCGACCAGGGCACGCAGGCAATTAAGCTAGACAGGCAAGCCCTTATCGACGCTTACGGCGCAGAATTTGTTAAGAATAAACTGCCACGACCGTACATATACGCACGCGAGGGTGGGGTTAATCACGACGTTGTAGCTAGCATGTTTGGGTTTGAATCTGGCGACGACATGATTACACAGATTGTAAACCTGCCACCAAGAAAACAGTTTGTTGATCGACTGACAGATCAGCGCATGACTACTGAATTTCCAGACCTTTTGGCTGACGACGAACAATTAGAGGCCGAAGCATTAAACGCGATTCACTCTGAAAAACGGGCTGAGCTATTACGGCTAGAATTAGATTTCCTGTGGGATAACTACCAAGGCTTAGCAAAAGACGTAATCAGAAAAACAATCCGACGAACGCCACCGCAAGCCTTCATAAAAGAACAGGCTCAAAAGATTCTTGGCAGTAAAATCATGGGGCGCGTTCGCCCACTTGCATTTCTAGCTGCTGAGAAAAAAGCTGCAAAGGAAGCGGCGACATCGCTTATGAAAGGCGACTTTGAAACCGCCTACACAGCGAAGGAAAAAGAATTACTAAACCATGAACTTTATAAAGAGGCCCTACGGTTAAAAGAACAGACCAAGAAAAACCTGGACCTGTTCAAAAAGTTTTTCAAAAAAGACGAGGACCTAGCAAAATCTCGTGACCTGAATTTTGTAAACGCAGGGCGAGCAGTCTTGGCAAGTTACGGGATCGGTAAGCAAGACCGAACAGCTGCCGAGTATTTGGAAGAGTTACGACGTTATGATCCCGAAGGTTATGAAACCATCAAGGCACTTGTCGACGACGCTGTCCTAGATGCAGGTCCATATAAAACAGTTACCGCAGACAAATTTTTAGAAATGTCTGATGCTGTTAAAGGGCTATGGGATCTGTCAAAGACATCAAAAGAAATAGTTATCGAAGGCCGAAAAATCGATAAGCAAAAAGCTGTTGATGAATTGACCGCCACCATAGAACAAATTGGCCGACCAAAAAGCATGGTGGGTTACAATAAAAAAGCGACTGACTGGGAAAAATTTAAAGTCAGACTTTCATCGTTTGGTGCGATTTTACGCCGTGTTGAGCAGTGGGCAGACACCATGGATATGGGTGAAGCTACTGGCGCATTCAAGACGTATATATTTAACCCGATTGCTGAAAGCACATCCAAGTACAGAATCGCAAAAAAAGACCTGATTAAAAAATATCTTGAGATGGTTAAAGCTGTTGAAAAAACAATTACCCGTGAGCCAATAAAGTCGACTGAACTTAACTACGAATTTAAAGGTAAGCAGGAACTGTTAGGTGCGCTACTTCACGTAGGTAACGAATCGAATAAAGCAAAGTTATTATTAGGCCGAGGCTGGGCGACACTTAACGCTGACGGCACACTCAACACATCGTCATGGGATAAGTTCATCAAGCGAATGCATGACACTGGCGTACTAGTTAAGGCTGACTGGGATTTTGTACAGAATGTTTGGGGTCTATTCGAGGAAACAAAGACCGAAGCACAAAAAGCCCACTACGATATGTACGGGTTTTATTTTAACGAAATTACTGCCAATGAAATTACAACACCATTCGGAACTTACAAAGGCGGCTATGCCCCAGCCATTCCTGATTCAGATTTAGTTCAAGATCAGGCAATTCGAAACGACCAGGAACAGCTAGAAAAAATGGGCAACAGTTTTATGTTCCCGACTGCTGGAAAAGGTTTCACTAAAAAGCGTATTGAGAACTACACAGTACCTTTGATTATGGATCTGGGCATGGTGCCTCGGCATATCGATAAGGTGACACGATTCACATACATCGAGCCACGAGTTAAGGATGTTGCAAAATTAGTGTTCGACCGTAAGTTTAGAAAAACACTTGATGATTTTGATAAGTCAATTGCAAGCGACATGCTGGTGCCGTGGCTTCAAAGATCGGCACGCCAGCAGGTAGAAATACCATCAACTGGTGGGTTTAGATTTTTAGATGCGACCTTTAAAACATTACGCAGAAACACTGGCCTAAACATTATGACTGGTAACGTGCTGAATACGTTACAGCAGGTGACTGGGTTATCGATTGGCGCGTTAGAGGTTAAGCATTCAAATTTACGAAATGCTCTATGGTCGTATGTTAAAGCACCAAAGCAGTACGCTGCCGATGTCGCAAGCAAGTCTCAGTTCATGGAAACCAGGGTCACGACATCTGTAATTGAGATTAATAATCATATCGACGAGCTACTGTTAAACCCAAGCAAGTACGAACAGCTTCGGGATTTCGCGCAGAAACATGGATACTTTTTGCAGTCTAGCGCACAGAACGTAGTCGACGTTATTGTCTGGGGTGGCCGTTATGATCAGGCTGTTGCCGAAGGATTGTCAGAGGTCGACGCAGTTCGGGCTGCTGACCGCGCAGTCAGGGCGACGCAAGGGTCATTTAATCCTGAGGATATGTCAGCGTTTGAAGTTGGATCGCCAATGTTTAGGGCGTTCACGATGTTCTATTCCTACTTTAATATGCAGGCGAATGTTCTGACCAGTAAAGTCCAGCAGACGTTCTATGAGATGGGCCTTAAAAAAGGTGCCGGTCGTTTGATGTACATTTACCTGTTTGGGTTCATGGTTCCGGCTATAGTTTCTGAAGCTATAATGCGGGCAGGCGGCGGCGACTGGGATGAGGACGACGATGGCGAGTATATGGACGACATGATGTCGATATTCTTTTTGTCGCAGTTTAGAACCATGTCGGCATTTGCCCCATACGTGGGACAGGCTGCAAACTCTGCTGTAAACGTCTGGAACGAAAAACCATACGATGACCGCATATCAGTATCGCCTGCCATTGGTGCGCTAGAAACGTCAGTGCGTGCGCCAGTGTCTGTGTACGAGGCAATAGTCGAGGACGGCAGTAAGAAAAAGGCTGTGAAGGATATGCTAACAGTCCTAGGTTTAGTGACAGGGGTTCCTGTTGCGCCATTGGGTAAGCCTCTAGGGTACATGATTGATGTGTCCGAGGGTGACGCTAACCCAACTGGACCTATTGATTTTACGCGGGGTTTAATAACGGGACGACCAGGTGACAACTAGTATTCAAAACTTAACAATTCTTAGGGGATTAAAACATGTCAGTATCTAGCACCACAAATAGGAACAACTACGTCGGGAACGGTTCTGTTAACGAATACGATTACACGTTTCGAGTATTCGATGACGACGATTTATTAGTCACGGTACGTAACGTAGCTGGCGTAGAAACAACACTGACAAAAACCACAGACTACATCGTATCTGGTGTTGGCCTAAATGGTGGTGGCTCAATTACTCTTGTTAGCTCAGGCCAAGCTTGGCTAACTGGCGGTAATTTAACTACTGGTTTTGTAATCGCCATTCGTCGAGTTCTAGATCTGACGCAGAATACAGACATCAGAAACCAGGGTGATTTTTATCCTGAGGCGCACGAGGATCAATTTGACCGTGGCGCTATGATAGCACAGCAACAGCAAGATGAACTTGATCGTTCATTAAAATTATCAGAGACCACAGACCCTGCTGACTTCGATGCTACTTTACCGGCTGACGCTGTTGGTGCTGCAAATAAAGTTCCTACATTAAATGCCACGGGTGATGGTTTTGCGCCAGCATCTGACTGGCCTACTTCCATTGATATCGATACAGCCACCGCTTCGGCTGCGGCTGCTGCGGCATCTGCGACATTAGCTCAAGACTGGGCTGTAAAAACTGACGCCATCGTTGCGGCCACAGATTATTCGTCAAAAGAGTACGCTGTCGGAGTTCAACGTCGAGGCCTTGCCAGCGGTGGGTCAGCTAAAGACTGGGCCACGTACACAGGTGGCACTGTTGATAACGCTGAATATTCAGCTAAGTATCACGCGCAGCAGGCGGCACTATCTGCGGCATCTGCTCAGTGGGATGATGTAAGCTTTAAAGTTTTCAGTGATTCACCAATTAGTATTTCTGATTCAGACGCTGGCGTTTTATTTAGCGTCGACTGTACTGGTGGAAACGTAGTGATTAACCTGCCATCTGTTGCGGGGTTAGCTCTTAGTAACCCATGGTCTGTTGGATTTAAAAAGACAGATTCGTCTGCAAATACAATTACAATAAATACAGATGGTGCAGACAGGTTTGACGATGGCACTGCTATCGCGACCATTTCATATCCAAACCAAGGCATCATATTGATCCCTGACGCAGACCCAGCGCCAGATAATTGGACGCGTGTTTTCTTTGGTGATTTACAGACTTTGTATTCGCCAACTATTAATACGCCGACCACTGATGTAGTTACATTCAATGATCAGGCGTCTACGCCATCTAATCCTGCTGCTGGATTTTATAAATACTACGTCAAGACTGACGGCAAATATTATATTTTAAACTCTGCCGGTGTTGAGGTTGGGGTAGTTACTGAAACAGGTACTGCAACACTGACAAATAAGACGCTGACAGGACCTGTAATTGACGTAATTAATCTAGACGATCAGGTATCTACGCCTGCAACACCAGCATCAGGGACTGTTAAAGTTTACGCAAAAACTAACAGCAAATTATACACGTTAAACTCTACTGGCACTGAAACTGAAATTGGTGCAGGCGGTTCTGGTGGCATTAACTATATTACTAATTCAAACTTTGAAACTGATACATCTGGCTACGCAGTTTATGCGGACGCTGCGGGCAGCTTACCCGTTGACGGGACCGGTGGCTCGCCTAGCTCTACGATTTCAAGATCGACGACGACACCTCTGCGCGGCACTGCTGACCTAAACTTTGTTAAAGGTGCAGCAAATAGACAGGGCGAAGGATTTAGTTACGACTTCACTATTGACTCTGCTGACAAGGGTCGCGTTCTGCAAATTGGTTTTGATTACGAAGTAGTGTCTGGAACTTACGCATCAGGCGACATGACCGTCCACGTGTACGACGTAACAAATGCAGTGCTACTGCCACAGCCAAGCGGTAACTCGATTATTAGTACAAGCATACCGTCCCAACAAGGTCAGTGCACTTTTCAATCTGCAATTAACTCGACTTCGTATCGGTTAATTTTTCATGTCGCATCTACGTCGGCATCTGCCTATACTTTAGCGTTTGATAATATTTCAGTCAGTCCACAGATAACTTCTAGTGGGGCACCGGTAGTTGATTTAGGAACGGAAACTTGGACTGATAGCCCCGCAAATGCCACAACGTCGGTCAGGCTTTATAGGGTTGGGTCGTCAGTTAAAGCGTTTGGTGTTACAAGTTTCACCGGCGCTGGTGCGGCCCTAACAATAACAATCCCGGCAGCGTATGCGGCTGATTCAAGCTATGTTTTTACTAATACGAAAAGATATGTGATCGGTAACGCTCAGCTTATAGATGCAGGCACAGCCACAACGAATGGTATAATCAGCCTGACCGCTAGTGACACTATAACAATAAATGTCTTAGATTCTTCTGGAACTTACGGAATACCGACCGCGCTATCTTCAACGGTTCCTTTTACGTGGGCCAATAATGATGCCGTAACTTGGCAAGCTGAATGGACAGTCGCTGGTTGGGGTTCCAACACAGTTTTAAGCACGAGTGGGAATACTCGTCTTGTTGGATTTACAGCCTATCGAAACACCAATCAAACGGGGCTGACTCCAAACGGTAGTGACGTAAAAATAAATATCGATACGATCACCAATGATACTGCTGGTGGATTTAGCACTGCAAATTTTAGATATACGGTTCAAGTTCCTGGATATTACATATTTAATGCTGGAATATTTGTTGCCAGCACTAACGTCTTATCAAACGTCTACAGCATTAAGATCTATAGAAATGGCTCTGAGTTAATTGAGGGCGCTCGATCTAACGCTACGACGTCTGTTGCATTTACTCGTATTATGGGTACATTCCCAGTCCTTTGTAGCGTTGGTGATTATTTTGAAGTTTACCTTCGCGGTGTTGGTGATAACTCTGCAAGCTCTTTGACGGTAACAGGTGGGGCAAACCTTACCTACTTCGGTGGGTTTATGATTCAATCCCCCCAACAAATTGCAGCGAGTGAAGTGATTGCATTTGAAGCAAACACGTCGAACACTGCGGCAACGACATCAGCGCCTTTTATCTATACGAATAAAGTAGCCGACACGCACAATGCGTACAGCACTTCGACTGGAATATTTACGGCACCGGCGTCTGGGTGGTATCAGATTAATGCGCAGTCAGGGTCTACTACAGCGCACGCGATAGGTCTTTACTTGAACGCCAGCTTGTATTTGCTTGGTGTAACAAGCGTATCTACAAGTACGGCAAGCCTCTCTGTCGTTAAGCGTTTGGCGCAAGGGGATACACTGCAGCTTCGGCCATCGACTAGTGCGACAGCAGATGCATCTGCTACAAGAAACTCATTTTCAGTAGCTAGAATAGGCGTCGGATAATGAACTACACTGAAATAGCTTCCACCGTTATCCCAATTTTAACAGGTATCGGTGGGGCCTATTTGAAACTGCGTGATCAGATCACAAAACTTGAGATTGAAAACAAGTCTGCTGCTGAAACCAGAATCAGAATTGAAAACGAAATAAATACTATTCAACGTGACATACATAATCTTGCGCTGATCATTGGAACAGCAAGGGCAAAAAGCGAAGAACAAAAGCGAAATGATATTGCTGGTAGTTAGTGTTTTAATTTTACTATGGGCGGTGTGGCAGTTTTATAAAGAAACATTTTTAGTGGATGTAAAAATAAAGGAAGAACAAAAGCCTAAGTTACCGCCACTAATTGTCGATAATAAAATTGTAAGGTGTTCTGCGATTTGTCCGACGTGTGGAAAAAAATTTAACTAAGGGGGAATAAAATGAAGGACGTTCTAAAAAGCTTATGGCTTAACCACAAAAAGAAACTGATCGGGTTACTTGTTATGATCTTAGCTGGCCTTGGTGTTTTGTCACCTGAGGTTAAGCAAGCCATTCATGAGGCGACTGCGCCTGAGGCTGTTGTTGCACCTGCCGCGCCTGCTGTCGTACCGCCAGTAGTTACACCGGCTGTGTCAGAAACAAAATGAAGGCCGTTCTTACATTTCTTATGGCGATACCGGAGTTAATAAAACTTGTTAACTCCGTGATCGAACACCATAAAAAATTAGCTTTAGACAAAAAGGTGAACGATGACATTCGAAAAATCACTGAAGCTTTTAGGGACCTTGATTCTGATAAGCTTGTCAGCGTGTTCAACGACACCGGAACGGGAACTGAAAAAGTTCAATCCAAAGAAGTTTGAGTTTTACGAAGTAGTCCCTCAGGAAAAGCCTTGGGCTTGCGTGAAGCAAGAGGACCTTGTTGACCTTGCAATTGAACTTAACCATTGTCGTGCAGGTAAGCCTAAATGACTTTTGATTTAGCGGTTCAAATTATTATCATGCACGAGGGTGATTACGTAAATCATCCTAAAGATCCGGGCGGCGAAACTCGTTTTGGAATAAGCAAGCGTGCATTTCCAAACGAGGATATAACTAACCTGACGATTACCAGGGCCAAGGAAATCTATCGCCAATACTACTGGGATCTTTGCCAGTGTGAAAGTCTACCATTCTATGCACGCCTAGCTGTGTTCGACTGCGCTGTTAATCAAGGTGCTACCCGTGCGGTTATATTCTTACAAAGAAGTCTGAAAGTAAAACCAGATGGCATCATAGGTCCTGAAACTTTAAAGGCCATGGCAAACGTGGGTCAGGCTGAGTTTCTAGAATGCTATTTAGATCTTAGAATGAAGGCCTACGCTAACCACCCACAGTGGGGTGTGTTCGGCAAAGGCTGGATGGCTAGGCTGTTTGATATTTCTTTTAAGTCGTTTAGGCAGCTAATCCCTGCGCCTAATGTTTTACTGACCTAGGTAATTACAGGAACGCTGACCTGAATAATGTCAGACTGCCCTTGCATCTTTTTGCTGGCGTGTCTTAAGGCGTTCAAGCAGTGAATGGCATACCCCTGAGCCGACGTTAGTTGATGACCTGATGTCAGCATCTGCATCATGATTTCAAAGCTTGGTTCGCAGACTGTGTTTACTTTACCGTCTGGCTTGTCTTCTATAGTAATCGTCACCTTAGCCATCGTCACCCCTTGTAATTTATCCTTTGGAACTGTATATGAAAACGAAACAGTAAGTCAATACTAAATGGGGGGAATCATGGTTTTATTTGCAGCAGGCATCATCTTAGTTATCGCAGCTTTAGTCCTGTACATGATGCGAGATGATTGGTCGTTTAAGAAATATGAAAACCAGGTTACAGAAATCCGTAAGAGCTTTGATAGCCAGCGGGAAATCTTAAGTAAACTTCACGCAGACATCTTTGCCCTTCGCGCATTGAATGATAAGCAAAAAGAATCGGCTGATTTTCTTATGATGGAAATATCTAAACTTAAAAATAAATCCGATCTACTAGAACTGATTCAGAAAAATTCAAAGATCACGGTGAAGATAGATAACCCGATAGCGGTGGTTCATAGGCCTTATAAACCCGGAAACAAAGAAAAGATGAACGGTAAATCAAGACTGATCGATAGGGCTGGGTTAACTTAAATGGAATGGCTATCATTTTTTGCAGGCTTGTTCTGCGGGGTTTTTGTTGGCGTCATGACTATGGCTTTAGTTCAGGTCAGCGGCAAAGAATGAAATACGTTTATTGGGTTTTAATTTTATTGGCGTTTAGTCTTGCTAACTACTTGGCGTCGTTTGCGCCTTTGGATTTTTGATATGAAAGAATTTGAATCGTACAATTTGCAGTTTGAAAGTCACTCAAATGATGTTCGCACAATTGGAAAGTCTTGGGTTATATCGCCAACGAATGGACACCACGAAAAGGTTTCTGTTTGGTGGAATGAGATTCGCAATAAGATAGCCGTAATATCGAATGTTTGGCCCCATGAAGGACTGGAAGAATACGATCAAGGTTTTTGCAAAGAACATTATCCCTGGGAACCGCCGTCTTATTTGGACGGTTGGCATTTTATAGGTGAACTATGACTGACCCGAAGTACATAGCTGATAGGGATTTGATGGCAGATGAACACGTTCGTACTGCGACACTAGAGTCATCAAAAAGACCAGGACAAGGATTAATAGATTCGCTTCAGTTTCACGCTTTTTCTGAAGGCGCCGACTGGGGCTACTCACGCGCAAATAGTGAGCTAGTAGAAATAGTAAAATCAGCGGTAATGGTAATGACAGAAGTTGAAAAGCTTAGAATGGAAACACAACCAGAGTGTCGCACCTACGAAGCAGCACTGGCTCAAACTTTTTTAGACTCTTTAAAAGACTCCAAAATCAAAACCCTAATCGGGGAAACGGGGGACTAGTGACTGAAGATTTACTAACACAGTATAAAGTTTCGATGCAGATGAAATCCCCGTGGCAGGTTGGGTATCACCAAAAACACGATGAAATGTTTTTGTTCTTTGTTGATCAAGACGATCTAGTTTGGGTGTTTGGCAGAGGTAGACTAGACGGTGTTGGATTTTTTGAGTTTATGAATTTTGATGATGCTGTTTTGTTAGGTGACCTATGACTAACTCAAACGGCCCTCGGCAGTTAAAAGTTAAAGAACATATAATACTTATTGATGAGGAAGATTGGTCGGTCGTTTCAAATTACAAATGGCACGTCGTACCTGATAAGAATACCTTTTATGCAAGAACCAACATGAAAGTTGGAAAGCATAATCACTCGATTCCCATGCATCGACTACTAACTGGAATGCGAGATGTAGAAATTGACCACATAAACAGAAATGGACTTGATAATCGACGATGCAACTTAAGATACGCTAGCGCGAAACAAAATCAGTGCAATAGGGTTCGTAAAAATTCTTTTGGATATCGGGGTGTTTATAAGCCAAAAAACTCATCTAATTATGCCGTACAAATTCAATTTGATGGAAAGAAACGGCATGAGCGCGGATTTAAAACACCAGAAGCAGCGGCTAAGCGATACGATGAACTAAGTAAGGAGTGGCATGGAGAATTTGGAATTAGAAACTTTAAAGATTAAATACGAATCCATACAGGTTGAGCTTTCTGACATTCGTGCCAAAAGCGTGAAGGAACTAGAAGATATTCGTGCCGAAAACGTGAGGCTAGATGCTGAGCTATTTAGGTTTGGGGCCAAGGTAGAGAAGCTGGTGGGGGCGTTAAGGTTTTATGCTGATGAAGCAGTTAAACCGCGTGATCACTGGAATACTGAATTTCTATGGGATGACGACCTAGGTGCTCGTGCTCGTGAAGCGCTTAAGGAGTGGCAGGCGTGAACAAGCTAGAAAAAATGTTTAAAGCTGTCGCCAAGGTAAAAGACAAGGGTCTAGAGGATGGCGCTCAGGTGATGATGATGATGACCAAACAGCAAATTAAGAAGCTTAGAAAAAAGAAATGATTTACCGCAAAGACGCCGCAAAGGAGTTTATTAAAATTATGGATGAAAGGAAAAATATGAAAGCAAAAGTAGCCCCCAGCAGAGTAGCGATGTACCTAAAAACCTGTAGAGAAACAGCGGGCCTTTCCCAAGGCGACCTCGCAAAGAAGTTTAAATGGAGCAGTTCGCAGTACGTTTCAAATATCGAACGTGGCCTTTCGGAATGGCCTTTGAAGAGTTTGAAAAAAGCCGTTAAAGCGGTAAAGGGAGAAGACAAAGAAGTTCTGTTTTTATGGCTGAAGGATCGTGGCGACGAAATTCAAAAGGTATTAAAATGTGGCGGTTAGTCTATAGTATCCCGATCTATTTAACGTTTATTTTGCTTCGCACGTTCTTAATTGTGCTCGGGTATATTGTCGTACCAATTGCTGCGGCACTTGAACTGTATGAAACCAAGTCAGACCTTCTGGCAGGCAATATTGTTTTTCGTCAGCACTGGACGTGGAGAATACTTTGGCTTTGGGGAAACGACGAGGATGGCATTTCTTGGTACGGCGATCCTGAGTGGCCCAATTTCGTAAAAATCGTCTACTCCCAATGCTGGAGAAACCCCGCCAACAATCTTCGTTATGTGCCGTTCTTGTCTGTGAAGATCGACCCCAAACGAGTTAGGTTTATAGGCTCTCTCGGCGACTGGGACTACAAGTACTTATCGGAAGATGCGGTTAGAAATTACGACAGGGACGAAGTGACGTTTTGGTCCTTTACTTGGTGTGGTTTTTATTCCAATTTCCGTTGGCAGTTTAGGCTCGGCGGAAAAGTTTGGCGTCTATGGCAAGGTTGGAAAATCTGCCCCGAGGACATTTACGGTGTGCCTGAATCATCCCACAGGTTTAAATCTGCTGGGTTTGCGACTCAATTTAAACGCTGCTGGCCCAGGTAAAAACGGCTAGGAACGTATGCCGTGAGGTGTTCCTAGCCGCAGCCTAACGGAGTATCTATTTATCGGCGGCTAGAGTTTTTCTTTAACCACCGCTGGACCTCGTCAATCTCATATCGAACGTCGGCGTTTGAGGTTTTCCCAAGCTTAATAAATGGCGGCCCTTTCTTTTGTGACCGCCAGTTTCTAAGTGTGCCTTCAGAAACACCAAGCATCTCTGCTAGTTTGCCGCTGTCGATCAGCTGACTCATATAGGTAGGTCCTCTGACTCGTCAATTTCTGGTGGGTTCTCGGCACCAGGTGCGTAGTTCTTAACTACCTTGGCAGGTGTTGGTTCGGCCTGAGCCTCGATCACGTCAGCAAGCTTTTTAGATTTCTTTGGCGCTGGCGTTTCGGTTTCAGGCGCGGTTTCGACAGCCTGTACTGGTGCAGCTACGTCGTACATCTCGTCATCTACCCTGACTGCATCGTCAAGATCGGTCGACATTGGTAGGCGTTTAGATAACCTACGGATTGCGGTCTTACGGGCCATCTCTGCGTACCATGTAGTCCATGGGCCACCGTCTTTAGCACGTGATGCGTTCCTAACTTTTTCAATGTCAGACTTTGACATGACTTCAGAATAGACTGCGCCGTCTTTTGTTTTTGCAATGGCGTACACTAATTTTAAATCACCACGGTCACCATTAAAATTAGGTGTGTGCTTTAAATGATCACCAGTCTCGTCGATGAAATATTCGAAGGCATCGTTTTCATGAACTACGTTTGATGTGATCGACGCTAGTTCGCCAGAGTTTCTGACAAGCTTTAGAATGCCAGCGACCATCGGCATAGCCGTAGCAATGACGCCTTCCTTACCTCGAAACGTAACGATCGCAGCCTCTTTGCCGTCAGGTAAAAGTCCCTGCTGTGCAAGCTTAAGGCACGCGCCGAACAAACTGTTACGTGTAGCCTCGACAAGTGCAGGCGTCGTAGAAATGGCCGTCATCAGAACGCGTGCGAATTTTTCTGTCGGGATGTGGGCGGGCAGTGCTGCCTTGATCTGTGGTTTAAGTTTATCAATTGAATTTCTAAGGTCATCGATTGGCGTTAATTGTTTAGACATTTAAATCCTCTGTGGTTTGTGTGTTAATTTTGCTATCTAGGTAGGCGACGACCATATCGTAGTCTTGGTCGACATTTATTTTTTGTCCACGAACACAGGTAAATATAGTAGTTCTGCCGTCTTGAACTGTGACCGCTACGATATTTTTTATATTGACCCATATTTTTTGATCACCATCGCTTACCCTCATACCTTTTCCTTTTTGTAACTTACTTTAAATGTTCGATACGCCCGTCTTGTATAGCTGACTGTTGCTTCCGATACAACACCTGCTGAGATAGTAAACCCTTCGCCTTTTACTTTTTCTGCCTGTCCTACTATTGTCAACAGTTCTGCCTTAACTGCGTCACGCTTTTCCTCAGCGCGTTTAAGAATGTCTGACTGTTCCTTATACGCCATGACAAGTCTGTCGATGTGATCGTTTGATCCGATAACTGTGTTGGGTTCTGCATAACTGTATAGGTGTTTAATAAACTCAGCGTCACGTTCAAAGTCAGGCTGCGGTGCTATGCCTTTTTCAATCGACTGCCAAAACTCAGCGACCTTTTTAAGTATGGCACCATGGATTTTTTCGTCAGCCTCACGGTGAATAAGTTTGACTGAGTTCCCACCAACAAGGGCTGCGATGTAGCATTCCTTAAACCCAGACACTAACATCTGGTGCTGTGCCTGCATCTCAATATGTAGTGGTGCCTCGACGTTGCCATCATCGTCAGCCTGCCAGCCATTTTTAAATGCGAGTGAGTCGACGTTTTTAATTTCAAGTAGACTATCAACCTGCTGATAACTAACATGTCTTTTGTTTCCAAAGTCGCCAGGATCATTTGGGTCCGCAATCTTAGCCTGAGTAATCTGCGTTTTCGATTGTTTAATTTTAAAATCAAACGATGACCCGATCTTAAGTTCTGGCAGCGATATGTAGTCCTTAAATGGTTCAACCTGCCAGCCTTTATCCTCAGCTATCCCATTGGCTATCGCTGATTCAAGACGTGAGCCCCACTTCATACGTTCGTTTTCTTTTATCTCTACTTGTTCGCCCGAGTGTTTACGGTGCCATAGTTCAAACTCTGTCTGGTACGGCGAGATACCGAATAGGGCTGCCACATCTGTGGAGTTTATATTCTTAGCCCTAAGTTCAAGCCAGTTACTCTTGTTCGTCGGCGTCGTAATCAGTCTCTTCATCGTCATCTGTTTCCTCGTCGTTAATTATTAAACTTATAGAGCCACACTTCGGGCATTCCCATGTTGCGTAGATTCGTTCGGTGATCATCTCGCTACATGACAGGCATTCCTTCCAGGCACCCATTAGCGGTACACGTCACATGAACCGTCAGCGTCAGCACAGATGCTTAACGTGGCGTTCTGGTTTGTATAGGTGTACGACGTAGTACCTGCGGCACAAAAGTTCTGTGGTCCGTAGTGAACGCAGCTACTAATATATGCGGCACCTGATGTCTCAGTTCCTGATACTTGGATGTTACAATCGCATCCCATGTTTGAGGTTATGGCAAACCGAACAGGATAAATCACATCAAACTGTGCGTTCGTTAAATCGATAGCACCTGCTGTACTCGACGACCATGAACTAAATAGAGACTTACTTGCAGCAGCGCCACCATCTGACCCGCCACCGCAGGCTGTAAGAACACCAGATAAAACCAGTAGGATAATCATTCGTTTTAAGTTACTTGTTTCCAATTAGGACCTCCGAATTACCGTTAATAAAATCATCGAACTTTTCGCATGGCAGGTACGCATTTTTTTCAGGAACAAATACAGCGTATCCTTTGTTGCAATTCACGACTTCGCAGTTCCAACCTTGACAGTTTGTTTCGTCAATATAAGCTAGGCCGTGGGCTACAACGTATGTAAACGCATACGCCATGACGATGCCCATTAACCAGCGGGGTACAGGATGGCTAAAAAAGAAAAAGAAGAATCGCTTTGGGAACGAGCTAAAAAACGTGCCGGTGAAGAAATCGACATGCTTAAAAACAAACCGTCGGCCTTCGCCAACGCTGAAAACGCTGACAAAAATATTGCTTACGATAAAAAGAAACGTAAGAAATCTAGTGAATAGTTTAGTTACATACGATGACATACAATTACTATATCACGTGTATCGATTAACGCAACATGTTTCTATTGACCCCTAAATTTTTTACTTTTACTGTCTCGGTTTTAGACACCTTGGGGGATCATTATGTTTTTAAAACCAGCTGAATACGTTATACATACACTTGGTGGCGTTAGACCCGCTGCCCGTGAGCTGGGTTATTCGCCATCAGCTGTATCAAGGTGGCGCACGGCAGGCGGGGACATCCCAACTAGGGCCAGAAAAATCATACTTGATTATGCTAAACGAAACCGCCTTGCCATTACTGCCGATCATTTACAGTACGGGGCCACAGTTCGTCGCCTAAATTCTAAGTAATTTCACGCTTACTATCGGTGTATAGGCATGAAATTACGGGCTTACCAGGAACAGATCGTTCAAGACACACGCACACTTATGCAGGCCGGGAACAGGGCTATCCTTATATGTTCGCCCACAGGCTCAGGTAAAACCGCGCTGACTGCCTACATGCTTGGGTCAGCTGCCAGTAAGGGTCAGGCCGCGTGGTTTATTGTCCATAGACGCGAGCTTGTTAAGCAGTCGACAGCTGCATTTGATAAGGCTCAAGTCAGGCACGGGATTATAGCTAACGGATTTATCGAGGATCACGAGCCATTGATTCAGATATGTTCTGTCGGAACCTTAAGATCACGGGCCAGTAAGATGACCCCACCGAAACTTATCGTGTGGGATGAGTGCCACCATCTAGGTGCAGCTGGCTGGAAAAAAATCTTTAATGAGTTCCCAAACGCCTACCATATAGGACTAACCGCAACGCCTGCGAGACTTGACGGCAAGGGTCTTGATGATTTCTTTTCTCATATAGTTAGAGGACCGTCTGTCCGTACACTTATCGATGACGGGTACTTGTCTGACTATAAACTCTATGCCCCTGCTGGCCCGAGCCTCGCTGGCATTCATACCCGCATGGGTGACTTTGTTAAGTCAGAACTTTTACAGGTTATGGATAAGCCCACCATCACAGGATCTGCCATTAAGGAATACCAAAGACGAGCCCACGGGAAACGCGCTGTGGTTTTTTGCGTATCAATTGAGCATTCACAGCATGTCGTTGAGCAGTTTAAATCCCATGGGATACCAGCCGAACATGTCGACGGCAAGACTGATAGGTTCCAACGTGACCAGGCTATTGAAAGGTTTCGTCGTGGCGAGACACTTGTTCTGACAAACGTGGACCTGTTCGGCGAGGGGTTTGATTTACCTGCAATTGAGTGCGCAATTTTACTTCGGCCCACTCAGTCTTTAGGTCTTTACTTACAGCAGGTTGGACGTGCGCTGAGACCTGTGCCTGGTAAGACCCACGCCATAATATTAGATCACGCAAATAACGCTGCCACTCATGGGCTACCATGCGAAAACCGCGAGTGGTCTTTGCAAGGGATTGAACGCCGTACTAAAAAACAAGACGCTCAGCAATCTATTAAAATATGCGCGTCATGCTTTGCTGCACAGTTACCAGGCTCGACTTTATGTAAATTCTGCGGCTATGCTTTTCCGGCAAAACCAAGGGTAATAGATGAGGTCGACGGGGATTTAGTCGAAATAGATACATCGACAATAAAGCAGGCAAGACGCCAGGAACAAGTGTCAGCTAAATCACTGAGTGACTTGATCGCTATAGGGAAACAACGCAAGTACAAAAAACCTGAATGGTGGGCCAAGCAGGTGTTCAATTCAAGGCAACGCAAGAAACTGGGGATGGGGAATGTCTGAGTCAGATCTACTTAAAAAAATACAGCTGTCGTTTACAAACCTAGGAGCGCGTTTATTTCGAAACAATACAGGTCAGGGCTGGGCAGGTAAGGCCACCACATATAGTAAACATGCGACTGTGAAGGTAGGGCCTGGGGACGTTTTAATTAGAAACGCTAGGCCCTTACGTGCAGGTTTGTGCGTAGGTTCGAGTGACCTAGTAGGTTGGACTACTATAACTGTGGGGCCTGAAATACTGGGTCGTCAACTTGCAATTTTTACAGCCATTGAAGGTAAGACCGGATCGACCAGGGTCACGCCCGATCAAACAAGATTTCTTAATGCGATACGTGGTTCTGGTGGTTACGCAGGTGTTGCAAGATCTACTGAGGACGCCATCGAAATTATAAATGGCTGGCCACCTGCTGTTGGTGATTTATGAACATTAAAGAAGTCGCATCGAGGGCGCTTGCCCAGTCTGAATCACTACTATCAAGCTGGCTACCTGGTGGGTCACGCCGTGGAAACGAATGGGTTTGCGGGTCCTTGTCTGGCGAGGCTGGGAAGTCTTGTTCTATTAATTTAAACACCGGCAAGTGGGCTGATTTTTCAACAGGTCAAAAAGGTGGGGACCTCGTGAGCCTTTTGGCCGCCATCCGTGGTATAAACCAAGTCGACGCGGCCCACGAGGTCGCCCACATAATAGGGTATCAGAACGGTGCTGCCGGTAAACCGAAACCTACGCCGCCGCCGAAACCTACAGTGAAACTAATCCCGCCACCTGAGCCCGCAAAACGTAGCCAAGTAAAGCACGCGAAATACGGGGACCCGACAGCCATCTATAAGTATCTGTCAGCCACGTCTGAATTATTATTCTATGTTTTACGATACGATTTTAAAGATGAGGACGGCAAGCCTGCCAAAGAACTGCGACCCTTATCTTTTACCGAGGACGGCAAGTGGGTTTTTAAAGGTTGGCCAACACCGAGGCCCCTTTATAATCTGCCTGCCGTCCAAGGTTCTCAGTCGATCCTAATAGTTGAGGGCGAAAAGGCAGCCGAGGCTGCAAAACTATTCGCGCCACCATATATGGCTGTCGTCACTTGGCCAAACGGTGGCAACGCCTGGGATAAGACAGACTGGTCACCGATCTACGGGAAGCCTGTCACCATCTGGCCAGATCACGACGAGCCTGGCCGGATAGCTTCGGGTAAGATTGCTGCCCACTTACTAACGCACTGTCCTGAGGTCGAAATGATCTCGACAGTTAACGACGATCTGCCTGATGGCTGGGACGCGGCTGATTCAGGATTCAAAGTTGGGGATTTTTTGTCGTGGCACCTGGCACGAGCTAAACGAATCGAGCTTCCGAAACCACCTATCGACGACACGCCCATGCCCACCGAACCGCCACCAAATGTGACCAATATTATGATTGCTGGCGACGAGGCCATATCTGAGATGACCACAAAACTATCCCCAAACGTAGCCAGTAACATCCAGCGGTGTCAGCTTCAGGCGTCTAAACAGGGTATCCCAACTGAGAACATCCTAAACGTGGGCCGGGTTCTGACCTGTGATTTCACGGGCAAGTTCTGGTTTGATGAGTTCTACAGATCGTTCTACACGTCTATAAATGGCGAACCTGAACCACTTCACGACAGCCATATCTTTAATTTGCAGACCACTTTGCAGGCTTTGTATGGTCTACGCAAGGTGTCGAAATCTTTGGTGACTGATGCCATCACCTCAATGTCATATCAGGACCGCAGAAACTCGGCCAAGGATTACTTCCTGTCGCTTAAATGGGATGGCGCACCTCGAATGGAAGACTTTTTTTGCAATGCTTATGGCGCTGCCGACACTCCATTAAATCAAGCCATATCCAGGTATTTCTTTTCGTCTATTATGGCTAGGTTTTTTGGTCGAGAACTTGATCCTATATATGGGAACAAGGTTGATTCGATGGTGGTCATTGAAGGTGATCAAGGTATCGCTAAGGGTATGGGGCTTAAGCATTTGATCAGCGAAAAATGGCATTACGAGGCGTCTAAGGACATTAAAGATAAGGATTTTTTCCAAGACATGAAGGGTAAAATCATAGCTGAGGTCGCAGAACTTGATATTTTTGACCGGCAAGGTGTGAAAACGCTACGCCGCGTCTTAACCTGCCAGGTCGATCGCCTTCGGGTATCGTATGGTCGCGAATCTGAGGACTTTGACCGCGCCTGTATCTTTGTAGGGACCACAAACGAGACTGAGTATTTAGAGGACGATAAGGGTAATCGTAGGTTTTTACCGATCACAGCCACTAAGGTTGACATCAATTATATACGAGATAACCGCGAACAGCTTTTTGCTGAGGCACTTGAATACTACCGCGAGAACGTAAGTCATTGGTGGTCAATGCCTAAGGATTTAAAGGCTGAGCATGAAAAGCGTATGGTTCAAACTGTTGCTGATGAATACCAAAACAGTATCGAGAGATGGTTAAAAGACAGCTACCACAGCAAGGAAATACAGATTTCTGATATTTGGGTTAAGTGTTTTGAGCAGGATTTAGCTAAGCTTACCCGTAAAAATAGGGATGATGTTGCAAATGCGCTAAGGGCTATTGGTTGGATCAACAAGGTGGTTTGGGATAAGCAGTCCAATAAATCTACTAAGAGATGGGTACGCGCAGATTCATAATGCTTAATATATAGGCATCTTACCGACATTTAAATTGATAGGTAATTTAAAATTCATCAATGATTTCGTTATGTTTACTCTCTTACCTACTTACCTAGATATATATATTATATATAAATATTAAGAGGTACATAGAATGTATGGGGTTTATACCATGGGGTATATAGGTATGACGTCTTTTTGGTATAGGCTCTAGAACACATGGGTAAGAGAGTAAGGTAAGAAAGGAAATCCTGTCTACGCTGCGTCACAAAACGCCTTGCGCCCTATAAAAAATTTAGGTACTAGCCGATACTAATCCTGTGGATAAACACGACGATAAAACCTTAAAGCAAGTTTATGAGATGGCCAAGATCGGTCTGACCCAAGCTCAGATCGCTAAAGTCATGGGCCGATCACGTCGGTCATTCCAATACGATATCGAAAAAGACCCAGCTCTAAAGAACGCCTACGATGAGGGCGCTGCTGCCGGTGTTGACGAGATATCACAGACAGCCTTCGCAATGGCTAAATCTGGCAAGGTTCCAGCTATGACCATGTTCTGGCTTAAGTGCCGGGCACGCTGGAAGGAAGTGACACACGTGGAACATTCTGGAACCCTAACGCTAGAACAACTAGTGGCAGAGGGTTATGAGTCACACAAAAAAAACAAGTCTGAGTCGGTTTCGTGAATACTCGCTGATTCAATCAGAACAGCACAGACGTGGTGTTTATAAAGGCCCCACTAGAAACTTCGTAGACCATCAAACAGCCAGTAAAATCCCTGATGGTTTCTTTATGGACGAGTCAGCCAAAGAGGCTGTCTTAAAAATCGTAGGGTCTGGCTACCAATTATCTTGCGATACAATTACTAATCCTCAATTCTGGTGCAATGACTGGGATGTCTGCCCGCTATGTGGTAGTCGGCCTGATCATCAGAATAACGTCTGGACGCATGGGGGTGAACAGTGAGTGCTGATCCTATCTTAGCGCATGAGTCGTTAGGGGCTGCTGTTGGTGGACCGGTCACGGGCACGCTGGTTGGCAACAAACGATATCTCGACACCGCTGGATCACCCGCATTTGCGACACGCATTGACGAGGCTTCGGCCACCGTTACCTACGTTGCCAAGGCTGAGCCTGGTACTTTAAACGACGAGGCTGGCTGGCAGATCCAAAGAATCACTGTATCTGGAAACGTAACATCAATTGAATGGGCAGATGGCAACGCTGGGTTTGACAATGTTTGGAACGACAGGGCAAGTTTAACTTATTCTTAATCGGGGGATTAATTAATGTCAGCTAAAGGTAATACATTTGAAAACGACGTAGTGCTAAAAGTATTTAACGATACTGATTACTCATGGGATGCAAACGCTAACTTATTCGTAAGCTTACACACAGCAGACCCAGGTGAGGCTGGATCGCAAACGACCAGCGAGTGCGCCTTCGGATCGTATGCCCGCGTGACTGTGGCAAGATCAGGCGCTGGATTTACAGTGTCTGGTGATACAGCATCAAACGCTGCGGTCATATCATTCCCCGAATGTACATCTGGATCTGAGACTGTGACTCACGTAGCGATTGGAACCGCAGTCAGTGGTACAGGTCAGATATTGTATAAGGGTGCATTGACTGCATCTCGGGCTGTATCGTCTGGTATTACCTTGCAGTTTGCAATTGGCGCATTATCAGTAACTGAGGCATAGATGACGAATCAGGAAATGCTCGCCGCACTTAAGGGCGATAGGCAGGTTAAACTTAATCTATTTAATCAAATGGTTGAGCAGGTGCAGTCCGGTCTTGAACTGTCTGACGATCAATTGCCAATATTTGAAGCACTTAAAAAAGAACTAATGGTTAAACCGCAAGTCGTCCAGCTTGAGGCTAATCTAGTTGGTTCATCATCGGCTAAGGGTGGTTAGTGGCAGGCTTCAATGGTCTATTTGAGATTAACGAAAAGATAAATGACGGTAAGTCGTTCTATTCTTTTTGGCGTAAAACGCCGTCACAAACTACGGTGGCGGGCCAGTGGTTCGATATGTCTATGTCGCCAGGAAATCCTGCGCCTCAGTATTATGCAGCGTCACCACTTATAGCACAGCAGATGAAACGATCAACTGACGGCGGCATCCCACATGGGACAAATGTGACGCCTGCATCGAAGTTTCTATCTAGATTCTTGGTGATGTCAGCTAGTGGTACAGGCTTACCGATGCCGTATAAATTATGCGATTACCTTTTATATTACCCATTCGTAGACACTGGAACGAACGACGAACAGATACTTACAAATGGTGTTACTCTGCCGCGATACACTGATGGCGCTGGTGTGCAGATCATGGCTGTCAGTGTTGCGGGCTCGGTGGGATTACAGCCTACGTTTACTGTGAACTACACAAATTCTGCTGGTGTTGCTGGTAGGACATCTAGATTACATACCTTATCGACGAACACATTTAACGGCGCGATTATGTCTAACTCTACGACAGGTGCCGTGTCGACTATGCCATTCATAGGATTACAGTCAGGTGACTCAGGCGTCAGGTCCATTGAGTCAGTGACATTCGTAACAGGAACAGACGTTGGACTATTATCCCTTGTATTAGTGAAGCCGCTAATGACAGGTGTAATACTCGAACAGACTGCACCGAGTGAAAAAGTCTGTCAGCCAAACGACGGCGTTATGCCGCAAATATATGACGACGCATTT